TTCTCTCTCTTTCTTTTGCACTTGCTGGCGTTGCTGTGCATCTGCAATCATCTGTTGTCTTTCTTTAGCTCTCTTTGCAGAAAGTTCTTGAAGATGTCTTTGTTGCTCTTGGATTGTGGCATTTCGTTGTACCTTTGCTTGCGTTTTTGCAGCAATTTGTTGGGAGCGAATGGACAGCGCTGTGGTAGCGACAGACATTGCTATAGAGGTGGCGACGAATGACATAATTTAAATTTCTGTTAAAAGGTTTTTGGTATGGGTTAAGGCTAGCTGTGGGTCATCAAAGCTGGTTGCAATGATATCCTGTTCAATCTTATCTAACTCAGTTTCTTCTGTATGGTGCACGGTAGTCCATACAGTTTCTTCATGGATAAAAAGGACACGCTTAGTTCCTTCTTTAGTTATCCCTTGGTAAGGAGCTTTAATACGAACGACTCCTTCTTCTGTTAATACGGACACGTCCCCTTTCATTACAAAGTAGGGATGAGTGTGTTTGTGTATTTTACTTACTACGAGCTGCCCCGCAGGCATCTTAATAGTGCGAACGTAAAGTTTATCACCAAAGCTGTGCATAAGGGGATTTATTCGGTCTATATCCTCTTGTTCTACTATGGCATTAGGGTTTTCTCTAAGCTGTTCTTCTAGCTGTACAACCTTTTCTCTGAACTCAGTCAGAGGCAGAGCAACAGTCGTAGGCGCATTATAGCTTATAACGAACTTATTAAAGACATAGCCATTGATTTCTATTTCGCCTAACATCTCAGCACCACAGAATTTTAGCCATTTCTTAGCTACTTCATTATCTTCGTGTACGAAGTTGAAGGCGCTTCCATAATCTTTAATTAAAAGCTGTGTCCATTTACGAGACGCTTTTATAAAGTCATATCTGTTATCATTTACGGCGTCAGTGCCTAAACACCAAATATAAGCCTCTCCTTCGACCGTACCAACGCCAAACATAGCCATAGGAACGTCATTTGGGTCAAGAGCGGTAAACGTTGCGTCGTCCTCTTCTAATGCTTCAAGAAGAGCCTCTTTAGGAGTTTTTCCCATACAGGCAACTTCTATCTGGTCAGCTTTACGCATGAGCGGATAAATATACTCTACATGGTCAAGCGTAGCTATAACCACAGAGCTCCTGCCTTCAATACTTTTATGGTTAGCCATACCTGTTTGAGCGAGAGTGTAGGAAGGACTCAAACTCAGCACTCTGGAAGTTACTGGGTAACGCACTCTCGTTCTCAATTGTGATAGTCGTATCTTGGGCTTTGGTGAACACAGGGAAACGGTAGAACCCGCTGTCGAGGTCTAGGGAGCCTAGTGTGGATGAACCCACTATATCAGGCGTAAAGACATTTTCGGTTGTGTCACGGTGTTTAGGAGTCACCTTAACTTTGAAGAAAGCTGTCTTGTCAAAGTATATTGAACCGTTACGAACCATTAGCTTGGCGGCATTAGAAGGACTGCTTCCTTGCCCTGCTTTGGCTTTGAAGAGTTGTTCTGAGAAGGTATACTTCATGGTGTAGGGGATGCCGACGAATACGTTTGTATCTGCTGTCACTGCTTGTGCAAGAGTAACAGTAGCACCTGAGTTAGTAGCATTAAGCTTGAGACCGTCTGTTGTGTAAACCTCTACTGAGTTGTCTGCTGGGGTGTAAGGGAGAGTTATTTGATTGTTGCCATTGGTGACTGTAGAAGCTACTCGCATATCAAGGTGAGTAACATAGCCAGCAGTATCACTTAAGCCCGACTCTAGGGGCATCTCAACGAGGTTAGTTTCTCCGTTGTTGGCGATGACTGCGTAGAGGGTGGACTCAATAAATTCAATCCCTCGTACCTCGCCTGTAAAGATAAACTTAGACCAAGCACTCAGTACTTTCTGGTTGTTGTTCCAGAAGTAATTGTAAATGTATAGGGAACCTTTTTCGTCCCCACTCAGTAACACAATCATGTCCTCAGAGGTAGTCCCAGCCATATCAATAATGTTCTTAGGGATATAAGCAGGAACGTGCTCAGTTATCTCTGTGGAGTCATAAACGTCAGTAGACGCGTTCACCGTAAACTCACGAAGCCCTGTAAATTGTCCTCTAGTAAAAGGGAAGTAAATATAAGCTCCCAAGGGTAAAGGGTCTACGTTGTCTTCTAAATTAAAATTAGTAACAGGGTTAACGCTTACCGTTTTAGGTGTAAGCAAATCCCCGCCCTTCAACACAAACTGTGCATTATCTGCAAATAATATTAAATTCTCTTGGAATCCTTCTGCGCTTGATAACTTAGCTACTCGACTACTTGCTACTGCTATATCAATAGGGTCTGAATCTAATAACGAGGTTACTGTGGTTCTCCCAAAGTTGAACTCAAACTCTTCGCTTTCGTTTTCGCCTCCTAAACCGCTTTCCGTCATTATTATGTTATCTCTACTCAAGAAACCCAGACGGTTTTTAAAGAAAAATAGGTTTGAGATGGTTGCATCTACAAATGAGGCAAGAGGATTAGAGTCGTCGTCACCAGACATTCTGTCAGCAATCTTCATAGGTGCGATTAGAAAATTAGTGGGGCTAATTGGGTTACTTTTTAACTCCATAGGAACACAAGATGTGTCGTAGTTTAAAACCGTATTAGGCGCAACACATTCTATCCAAGCCCCCACTCCCATATCAACATCGTTTTCAGTCTGAAATTTTACGTAATAGTCGTCTTCATTAAGCTCTGCGTCTCCTGCTACTTTAACTTGAAAGCCATTTTTGCCAACCGTGGGGAGGTCGTTTATTGAAGACACTTCTCTGAAAATAACTCCAATTCCGTTGCCTCCTAACCCATCAATAGGGCTGACTTCAAAATTCGCAACGCCTGCTTCAGCCGTAAATATAAGCAAGTTACTGTCCATTTTAGAGCTATTTATAATAAAGTCAGCGTTGAAAGCTGTATTAGCAATAGCGGCATCTCTAACTAGCTCTATTATTTTGTTTGTACTTGCATTTTCAGACGCGCTACTTGCCGATGTTCCTGAAACGGCTTCTATTTTGTTACTCGATGTTACTGGGAATGATGTGCTAATAGTCTGGTCGGCTGGGTTAGCCGCGCTCTGAATATTAGGTATAGTAAAAGCACCTCCTGACAGTTGTTCTGTGTGTCCATAACCAAACTTGTAATAATAATAGCTACCCAACTGATAACAGAATACTCCGTTATTATATGAAAGCCCTGTTATAGCTCCACTAGAAGTTACACTACTTACCGTTGCCTTGGGTGTGGCAGGTACAACACCGCCAACCGCTGGAGAAGCCTGTAAATATGCAGTGCCGTTCCAATTCCAATCTGGGGATGAAGGACTGCAATCGTCCTCACACCAATCGAGTTGTCTAGACTGAGGCATTAAAGAAAATATGTCAATTTCTTCTCCAACGGTGAATCCTATTCCTCCGTGTTGGATGGTAATATACTCTATTTCGTATTGGTAACCAGTAGCATACCCGTATGGGCGGGGGCCTCCAGTATGTGCTTTAGTTTGCACTCTTAATTGTGCTTTAGCGGAGTTCGTAGTCTGCGTGGTGGATGATGTAATTGTTCTGGTTATATCAAACCCATATTCTTTTTTGTAGTCCCCTTGTTTGATAAAGACCATAAACTCTTTGTCTATGTCAGGGGATGCCGCTACACCTTTATATATTTGCTTATTATTATTTACTATAAAAGTGCTGTCAGAAACCGTCAGAGCTTTTAACTGAGTTCTTGGAGCGCTCGTATCTAAATAAGTATACTTAGTTTTTGGGAGAGCACCTGCGGGGAGAGCACCTGAATACTCAGTACCACAACCGCAAGTAATAGAGCTTTCGACTCCAGTTAAAATGTTAAAGACTCTAACATTTGTTCCGTTGTGTATGACAACATACTTTTCGTTATCATCCCTGTCTATAAAGTGAACAAAGCTGTCCTCATCAATAGCCTCCGTCATTAACTTAGCAATGTGCCTAGTATTAGGGCGCTTCTTCAGTCCATCTGCAACAGAGCTAAGAGCGTTTTCCTGCTCCTCACACTGACCTGCAAAACGTGATGCGTCAGATTGCTGAGAGACACCTTGGATAAGGTTAGGAACCGCTGTGTTAATTAGAGGCATTAGGAGATATCGTAGTTACGGTTGATTCCAATTCTGGACGCTACAGCGTAGCTGTCAAATATAGTTCTGTCAGAGTTGTTGCCTTCCGCATCCATAAGGTCAGCCCGTGCGTTGTATTCATCACGAGCAATAAGGGCTTCTAGCTCACGAGAGCCTACCATACGTCCTTGGAATACCCGTGAGGCACGTAGAGTTATATAGCGTCTCGCTGCCTCTGGTAGGCTTGTAAAGTCCAGTAGGCGTGTAAGGTTAACCTCTAGGGCTTTGGAGAACACTGAGGTGTTATTAGAGCGGTCAAACAAACTGAGACCACGTTGGGCGATGTCGATAGAGGTATCGGTTGTGTCTACCTCCAAGATGTCGTCCGATAAAGTTATTGTGCCATCCCCAGCAGGGCTCAGGGTGACTTTGAGTTCTGTGTTAAAGTGCCACCCTTCAGCTTGAACGGAACGACTTACCTCGTCCAATACAGAGATAGCAGTAGCGGCAGAGATAGGAAGCGCGTTGGTGTCACTAATACTATTCACAGGGCTCTCGCCTATGTGTCCTAGCATTGAGTTAACAGCTTCTAGCTTTGATGTAAGTGTGGGCATATTATTATATAAATTTAAAAGTTAAAAAAGAGCCCCCAAAGGAATTAACCAATGGGGGCTCAGAATTAATTTAGCGTACTTCTACAGCACACTCAGGACGCAAGACGCCGTGTCCCATTGCATACTTAGCAACGAACAACGTACCTTGACGTTCGATTTGGTACTCGGACTCTGTAGCGAGGTCGAGTAGCTTGACTGTACCGATAGCTTCCTTAGTACCTGCAAGGATGCGGGTAGCAGAGAGGTCACCATTGTAGCCAGTACCATTAGCACCGAAGACATCATTGTTGACACCATCATCATCTTGGTCTTGAGAAGCCTCAGCGACCGCAACGGAAGCGAGGTGGTTGCTCTTTACAAGATTGATACCAGCGACTTGGCTGATTGTACCAGTTGCGATGTTACCAACACCACCAGCATCACGATTAGCCGCGAGCGACACTGCGCTGTTGTCTGCTGTGATTAGGGTGTAGTAGTCGGCAGGGCTCAGGACAGCGAAACGACCTTCGTCGCTTACATCCTTACCGTCGAGAGACTCAGCAACGCCATAGAGAGCGTCGATAAGTTCAGCCGCAGTTGCGTTAGCACCAGCGAACAACGAAGTGGAAGCACCAAGAATAGTGCCATCATCTCCACCGATTTCTGAAGTACCACGAGCGGCGGCGGCAAGAGTCTTCATCGTAGCGATGTCGAAACGTTTTGCGAGTGCCTTACCGAGTTCCTTAGCATAGATGCTACGGACGTCGTAGTGGTTCTTTAGTTCGTCGATGTTTGCGATGAACGTTGATGAGATGAGTACGTCGTCAATAGAGATGACGCGCTCAGCGTGTTTGATTGCAGACAGGTAGCTGTTACCTCCGTCAGCGATATTCTCGCCAGCAGTGTGGTATTTCGCGGATGCGATACCAGTAACAGGGAATTGTGCAGATTTGCCATTCTGAATGGTGCGTACCATGTGCAAGTCCTTCATCACGTTTGTTTCTTCAAACGTAGTTAGGATTTCACCAGAGAACACCTTCAGGAACAACGCATTTACATCACCTGAAGCATTTACTTGCCCTAAACGAGAGGGACTTGTATTGCCATTAGACATATTAGTTTATTTCCTTATTTGGATTAGTATTGAGGGTTTGAGGTGTCCGTGGGCAGGGTTTGCTTGTCTAAGGTTATCCTCCTCAAAGGGCCTTACGCTACTACTAGCTTAGGGACGAAAGTTATTTCTTCTTTTTAGGAAAGCCCTTCTTCATATTAGAATAGGCTTTATCGCTCACCGTAGACTTCTTCTTGCTACGGGAGATGCCGAGTTTACGGCGACGATTCATATTTCTGTATAGGGACATAGATGAGGGGGTTGATTTAGTATGAACTGTTAAGGTTTTTCTTTTCCAGCCATAAACAAAAGGAACATCACGCGCTCTCCATCAGTGTGCGGTGTCGCTCTATGTAAGAGGGGCTCGTTATCAGGTGCGCTAGAATAAACTAATAAACTACCATATAGTTCATCTCTAAGAGATTTTGGGTTATCTTCGGTGCTGTCTTTATCTACGTATTCATACGTTCCACCTTTAAAAGAAGATGGATGAGAGAGTAATA